TTATTTTTCATTAACAAAGTAAGTTTTTATTGTCTGCTGAATCTCTTTTATATCATCCTTATTCAACTTCAAAAACGGCCTTGCCGGAATTGTAATTGTGTGAGCTTTAAAAGTAAAACCCTGTCCGGGAGCGCCCTTTCCTTTTTTGAACCGTCCTTTTTTATCCCCCTTTTTGTACCGGGCGCGATTAAAAGTTTCGCTTCTTGCGGCCATAGTAATTTTACCGCCTTCCTGCAAAATACGGGCGTAAACTTTGTTTGTTCCCGCAATGGATTCATTATTATCGAAGCGGGTGGATATTGAACGCAACAAGTTTCCCTTACGGATTAACATTCCGGAAGTATATCCTTTTCTGGATTTATCCTTAAGGGTAGATTTGGCAAGCTGCGGCCAGCCGCCCAATCTTTTTCCTTCAGTCTCGAAATTTTTCTGAACCGCGTTATACATTATTTGAGCGATTTCTCTCATCAGCGGCTTTCGCTCTTTCATTTTACGGAGCATCGCCCCAATGGTTCTATTAAGAACAACTTTATTCTCATCATCCATTTGATTTATTTTTTATTTATTGTTATTATTGCGGTGAAGATTTAACACAGACTGATAGCAGGAAATTTTCGGCGCGCCTGCGGCATTATCTGCTCTTAGCAAGCATGAAATGGTATGGTGGGGAGTAGCCGGCCACCCGGTCTGATGTTAAATCTTTCCTTTTATAAGTTTATATTTAGCTTTATCTTGCAAATTCAAAGCCGGGACTCTTAACGCAGTATCGATATAATTAACAATCCCTTTCTGTTTAAGCTTATAATTAACAGTAGCGACAAATTTAGCTTTTTCGTTTCCAAGAGAATAAACGTAAAGGATATTACTATTTGCTTCCTGAAATAAAACTGCTTCTGGATTATTAACCAACTTTGGTAGATTTTTATAATCTTCAGTAGAAAGAGCTGTGCCTCGTGTTTTATGGATTCCTCTGTCTGCGTGAATCAATTGTTTATCGCTAAAAACTATAACGCCGGTATTAGGCACAATTCCTTTTTCTTTAAGAAAATTATACACATCATCATCAAGAAAACCGACGGTTTTAGTGTCGCCGGTCAAAGGTTTCTCTCTTGCAAGGACGCTATCCACCCAATCTTCAAAACCCTGCTGCCATTCGTCCGAATTTACTACATTTGAGATTATATCAGATTTGAGCTTTGCATCCTTAAGCCCTTCCACTTTATTCCAGAAAGAAACATCAACTCCGTAATTAGTAGCTCCCGGATTATAAGCCCATTCTTGCGGCGGCAATTCTTTTTCCGGAGGCAAAGCGTTTTCAGCCTTAAGCCCCAGCTTTACTAAATCGCTTGAAGAGAGCGCAATAACGTAACATCGGCATCCCCAATCATTAGGGGGGTAATAAATTTGCCAGAAAGGATGGTCATATCGGTATACTTTATTATTAAGCGCGGCATGTTCGGGCCGGATATTATCATCCATTATCCCTTTATATTGCCAATAGGGGCGGTTATCAACATTTAAGATAAGCTCTTTGTACCGGCCAACAGAATATGCAACATTCATGTTGGTCTCATAAATAGTAAGCAGTCTTCTTGGACTTCCAAGTTGAACTTCCTTAGCTTGACCTGTTTTGGGGTCGGTCATTTCCTTTTTTCCCCACCAGCCTTTCGTTATTAAAGTCGGCGTTAAATCTCTCTGGAATTGTTTAAATGTAATTCCGTCAGTAAGGCTTTTCAGGCAGGAGTCTTTAATATCCCTTAGAATGTCAACGTTCATAGCTTTTGCAATCGTAAAGGATTTGTTATGCGCATCCCGCCATACGTCGCGCCAGTCAAAGGATATTTCATATCCTTTGGAGTCTAAATACTTCACTCCATTTTCAGGCGCAAGACTGAATAAGTACTGTAGGTTAATATTATTTGTTTCCGGCATTAACACGCCCTAAAAGTTCACTGTAGAAAAGCGCTTTTTCAAGGAGATTTTGCAACTGTGTTGTATTCATTTTCGGATAAGTCTTAGAAAGCTTTTGGGAAACTTCATTAAAGTTACTTGAATTATGAACAAGGTCAATTACCGGCTTAAGAGTTTGCTCAATTTGTAGCTGCAGAAGCTTAGCTGGAAGTTTCGAAACAGATTCGCTGATAACATTAGCTTCTTCAGCCTCAGAAAAATTCCCGGGCGAAACCGGAAGGCTGTCGTTTTGAGCATCAACGATTTCAATTTCATCATCTTCAAAACCGTATGTCCGCTGAAAATATTCCTTGGTAAATTTCACGCCGGTTTCCCTGAGCGTTTTGTCCCGTGTCGCAATGTCTAAATCAACGTCCTCTTTTTCGTACATAATAAATTCCGGTTGTTCTGAAGAGCCGAAATTTATCTCGCTGATGAAGCCAATTATTGTATTGATTATGCCGGTCACAATTTGCATGTCAGATTGCGCAAGAGCGTCCGCCACGCCCTGATGCGTCTTTGACGCGGAGAATGAGCCTTTATTTTGAAGCTCTGTCGTAAGAGTCTCGTTAAGGACGGCCTTTGAAATTTCAGTATTACAAAATTCAGCAAGCCCCCTGAATATATCAGCTGAAGCTCCCTTGCCTGCGGGTTCTTTAATATCTACGCTTGAGTCATCAGGTATGACGGCCACTGCGTCCTGAATCATATCTTCAAGCGAATCTAATAAGTTATCTTTATCCTTTGAGTCCGCGCCGCGGGGTAGTTTGCCAATCACCCAGGGTATTCCAAACTTTTCGGTAAAAGTAACCCAAAATTTCATGCCCCCTTTTTTGAAGGCAAGAGGCCAAAAACAGCGCGATAATATACGGTCGCCGTAAGGATTATCATAACTTGGTTTATGCTGGGCCACACAAAATTTGTAAGGATAACCGGACAGGTCAATTCCGTTGACGGGATTGTCCTTTGTTTTAAAGCGTAATTCGTTATTGTTACCGAATACAAACCATTCCTGCGGTTTTGCTTGTATTTTAGAAGGAAGCGTAAGAGAGCCGTCGCTTTGCCAGGTAATTTCTATTGTTTGAAAACCAAACAATACGGCGTCAAGTATCTCGTTAATAAGGTTATGCATATTTATTTTTTTGAATAATGCCGTAATAACCTTTGCTTCGCGGCTTTTCGCTTTACCGCGGTCAATTTCCCAAATTAGTTTCAATACATTACTCTTGCGTTGTTCTATCACGCTGGAGACATGCGCGTCAACAAGAATGTCGCGGTAAATCCTTATGTCCCGTCCTTGTTTCCTCAGAATGGGATCAGGGTCGGGAAGGTACTCAAAAAAATTCCCGTAGTAATAAGAGGAATTTTCGCGTAAAGCCACTTCAGTAAACAAACTGTTGTTTCTGCGTTCGGCAAATGAAAGAAAAGAGCCGTCAGGAAGCCAAAGTCCATCATTAGTCATCATAATTCTCCGTTATTTTTTTCGCCTGCCGCCTGCATCTTGAAGATACATTAACAGGGCCGGCGTCTGATTTTGCCGCATGACACATTAAGGCCGCGGCCCAGAACCGGTCTGCATGGCCCAATACTTTATCGGCGTCAGCATCAAACCTGATATTATTCGATGCGGTTGTAATTTTACGAATGGAATGAAAATCCTCTCTTATGTCATTGTCATCAGGGAATAATATTCCAATATCTTCTATTTTTGTCCGTAGTGAAAAAGCCAGGTCTTCTTTAACTCGCCCGGTAAATGTCACCCCCTCTACTCTGTTATCCCCGTATTTTTCAACAGCCTCTTCAGCTAACTGCATTCCTAACCCAGTCGAATCAATACATGCGCGGTATAGTTTCGGATTACCAAGGAGATGGTACAAGTAAGCCTTTTGAATTTTAAAAGGCGTATTTTCCATTATTTTTATATGCCTTGTATATAATGTTCGGCCAATCTCCTCAGCGACCCACATAACAGTCAGGTGTTTTTTCCGGGCAATGTCTACACCAAGGAACAAGGAGCCTTTTAACTCAAGGTTAAAATATTCGGAAAACTCATCGTCATTCCAAAGCGTATCAGCTTCACATTTTTGAATTTCCTCATAAGTAAGAAAAGCAGTAGCTCCGTCAATCGCATGACATAAATACTCCTGTTCCCATGTTTCGCGGTCAAAGCAATCTTCTTCCTGCTGAGACAGCCATTCTTTTCGTTCTGTCGCGGTAGTTTTGCGCTTATAAATTCTATCGACAAGGCCGTCATCCACCGCTTTGTTAATATCAACGGTATGAAGAGACCAGCGAAGTTTACCCTTCTTTATCGATTCAATGAATTTGTAAAAGCGCGCACTTTTACCATTATGCGTGGAAAGTATTCTTAAAGGGAAACCCCATGTTACAGTCGGTTTGGCAGCTTTCCACATGGCAACAGCGTCATCGTGGTGCGCGAATTCATCAAGGATTACTTTCCCGCCTTTACTTCGGAATGCTTTGGGGTTGGATGAAAGCGCATTTATTCTTGTCCCATTAGTAAATTCTATTGTGAAAGATTTAATATCATTTTCAGAATCAATCACTATTTCGCCAAGGTCGCGCGCTCCAATATCAAATAGTTTAGCCCACTTGGCGCAATATAGAATATATTCTTTCGCTGCAGATATATCTGCCGATGAGAACCAAACCACGGGAACTCTGTTTGAAACACAATCCTCAACATCCTCATAAGACTGCACATAGGTCGCGCCAATACGCCTGCTTTTCTCCCAAATTTTTACAGGCGAGGTATCTTTAAGCCATTCAATCTGGTAAGGCAAAAAGTATGCATTTTCTTGTGTATTCATCTTTTGCGAATGTTCTCCTCGAGTATATTGTTTAAAAGCGTTTAAAAAGCCTTTAAAAACCGTTTCTTGCGTTTAAAAATGGCGGGGGGTAGGCTTATAGCGGTTTGGGCGAACCCCCTCTTAAAATGCATTTATAGGCCAAGTAAATCTTTCTTGACCATATCAATTGTCTCCTGGCTAATTGACTTCTTTTTATCTGCTTCAACCGGAGTATCACCGACATCTACTCCCTGAAAAGATTTTAACGCGCCAATTGATTTTACAAGTGCAAAAATATTCTGAGGAGATGGATTAGTACGAGCTTCTTTTACCTGGGTTTTTACAAGTTCAATTAAATCTTCCTGAATACTTGCAGTTGAATTCTGGTACTTGGCACGTTCACCATCCCAGTTAAATTCTGTTTTCCAGTTATATAAAGTTTTTCTTGAAACATTATTCTTCAGCATGTCGGTAATGGTATCAAGGGCAAAGCCCTGAATCACATACAGCCTTTTTGCTTCTTCATAATAAACGGCGCGTTTCATAAGCCCCAGTCGTCTTTGATTTTAGCGATTTTCGCTGTAATATCGCGAGCCTGAATTTGCAGGTCGCGAAAATCCTTAACCATAACAAAAGTTTTTTCCAACTCCAAATCAAGAAATTCAGAAAAAGGGTCAAGGAGCTCTCTTATCTGGATGAGATACGCCTCAGCTTTCATGTTGATAGTTTCGTACTGTTTCTCTAAGTCGGCAAGGCGCCCCTTTGCCTTTAGTAATTCGCCACTCATTTCTTTGCCTCGTTTTTATTGTTGTAGTCAACTTTTATTTCGAGACGGGTTAAAATACCGGTTAACAATTCCTTGTATTTCACATCGTCCTCCATCAGTTTAAAAATCTGCGTCAGCTGATCTTTAGACTGTTTTTGAAACATTTTCATTGTGTAATACCAGATAACAAAAAGTATGGTTGGCATACCTCCATTGTTCAGCAGCTTGAGCAGTTCGACGCTTAAATCCATGCGAGCCTCGTGTGTTAATAAGTATAAAATGGTTGGGAAATCTAATCAAACAAGAAGGTCAGTTGGTAATAAATGGGTTAGTAAACGGTTTGTTTGAGAGGCTGATTAACAATAGTTAGTTTGGCATCATCAAAATTGATTTGTTAAAATAATTCAAGAAATAACAATAAGCAAATTTATGAAGTGGTTTGAAATTTTTAAGGCAGGTACTCATACTGATTCATCAGGAGTTGAAAGGAAATATACCGAGAAAGATCTGGATACAATGGTTTCTAAGTATAATCCTTCCGAGCATGAGGCGCCGTTGGTCATAGGACATCCGAAAACAAACGACCCCGCGTATGGCTGGGTCGAAAAAATAAAAAGAGTCGGCGACCGGCTTCTTGCTTTACCGAAACAAGTCGTCCCTGAATTTGAAGAAATGGTCGAAAAGGGAATGTTTAAAAAGATTTCAATGAGCCATTACCCCAATATGACACTACGGCATGTGGGTTTTCTTGGAGCCGTTCCACCCGCGATTAAAGGGCTTAAGGATATAGAATTTAACGAAGGAGAAAACGAAATAGTAATTGAGTTTTCGGAAAACTACAGAATAAATTCGATTGGCCGGGTTTTCCAAAACCTGCGCGATTGGCTTATAGAAAAATTTGGTATGGAAGTAGCTGACCAGGTGGCCAGTCAATATGTAATTGATGATTTGAAACAAAATGTGCCGGAAGCTGAAGGTTTGCCGGATTTTGGTGAAAATAATAATCCCGGAGAGGAAATGGATAATAATGAACTTCAAAAAGAATTGGCGGAATTAAAAACAAAAGTTGCCGAATATTCGGAGGCTGTAAAAACAAAAGATGCCGAAAATGCTTTATTAAAGAAACAATTGGCGGACACTCAGACGGCCGAGAGAAAAAAAGATTATACGAGCTTCTGCGAAAAGCTGATTAAGGAAGGAAGGTTGCTGCCGGCCAATAAAGATTCAGTTATGCAGAATCTTGAAGCGGCCTGGCAGAGCGGAGCCGAGGTCAATTATGCTGAAAGTGGCGAAACAAAAACAATTTCCGCAGTTGATAATTTGAAACGTCTTTTGTCCGCAATGCCTGTTAGTATTGATTTTCAAGAAATCGCGACAAAGGAAGCGGCCGGAGGCCAGCAATCAGAAAACGAACCTGAAACGCTGGCAAAAAAAGCCCGCGAATATCGCGATAAACAGAAAGGACAGGGGTATGAAATCTCCTTTACTGAAGCTGTTAATCACGTAAAAGAAAAAAAATAAAAAATTAAAATATTCAAAAAAAATATTTGGAGCGGAAATGAATAATCCGGATAGGATAAAAAACTATATAGCTGAATCAGCTATCGGACAGTACAGAATCGGAAAATTCGGGTCAACCGATGATATGATTGTGCAGGCTAATGCGGCTTCGGATTCTCTAATTGGCGTTTGCTGTCAGCCTGGAGGAGCGGCAATCGGGGATAGAGCGGATATGGTATTAACCGGTGCAACAGAAGTCGAGTATGGCGGTTCAGTTGCAAGAGGCGACAGATTAACTACGGATGCCTCCGGCAGAGCTGTTACCGCCTCTCCTTCTACCGGCGTAATAAATAATATAATTGGCCTTGCAATGGAAAGCGGAATAGCCGGGACAATTGGCTCTGTCCTGTTCGCGCAAAGCCAGATAAAAGGTTAAAAGATATTTTTAAAATAATTTTATAAGGATAAAAAAATGGCTAAGACACCTTTCCCATTGATACCGGAACTTATGGCGATTGCTATTGCCTTTGTTAATAACAAATTAATTGCCGATATGGTCCTACCCAGAATACCGGTGGGGAAACTACAATTCCAGTATCTTGAACATAAGATGGAAGAAGGATTTACTTTGCCCGAAACAAAGGTTGGCAGAAAAGGAATACCCAATCAAGTCGAATTTAACGCAACGCTTAAAACGGGGTCAGTTGAGGACTTTGCCCTTGATGATATTGTCCCAAACGATGATGTGGATAACGCGCCAAAAGGATACGACCCATTGGGCAGAGCAGTTGAAGGATTAACTAATTTGATTCTCTTAAAAAGAGAAGTCCGGACTGCTTCGCTTGTTTTCAATCCTAATTCTTATCCGTCAACCAATAAAGTTGCGCTATCGGGAACCAGCCAGTTCAGCGACTATACAAACAGCGACCCTATTAAAACAATAACAGACGCTCTTGACGCGATGATAATGCGCGCCAATAAAATGGTTATCGGCCGCTCCGCTTATTCTGTTCTTGCGCGTCATCCAAAGATAATGAAAGCGGTCAACAAGAACGCGGGCGATACGGGTATTGCCAATCGTAAAGATATTGCCGACTTATTCGAACTTGATGATATTCTGGTAGGTGAAGGATGGGTTAATACGGCAAAAAAAGGCGAGCCTGTTTCTTTACAAAGAGTGTGGGGAAAAAATATTTCGCTAATCTATCAGGATATGACCGCGACAACGACACAGGGAGTGACTTTTGGAGTGACAGCCCAATATGGCACAAGAATCGCGGGTTCCATGCCACAGCCAAAGGTAGGCGCGCGGGGAGCGCAACTTGTTCGTAGCGGCGAAAGCGTTTCAGAGCTTATTCTTGCGGGAGCGGCAGGATATTATATTCAAAGCGTTTGTTAATGGGATTAAAAAAGCGCATTAGCGCGTATTACAAACCACCACCAGCTCAATAGAGTAGTTCAGCTGCTCATGTCACCTTCCGGGCGGCCTTGCCCAGCCGCCCGGTAAATATAAACGGAGGATTAAATGGCAAAGGCAAAAAAAAATGACACTATGCTGCAATATACGGTTACCGGAAGAATTGAACACAACGGGAATACCTATAAACCCGGCGATTTAATAGAACTCTCTGAAACCGAAGCGGTTTATCTTGAGGGCTTTTTGGGCGAAGGAAAACCGGTTGAAGTTAAATCTGAATAACAATGTATTGTTCTATTGATGACATATTGAATGACTTCGACAAGACTACAATAGTCCAATTGGTAAACGATGAGAACAGAGTCGATGATTCTATTGACTTATTGAACCCGGCGGACAATTGTACAATGCGTATTCTTGAGCAAATAAAAGCGGCAGATGATGAAATTGACGGGTATTTAAGAAGCCGCTATAATTTACCCTTAACAACAACTCCGGCGCGCATTAAGCAAATTAGTAAAGATTTAAGCATCTACAACATCTATAAACGCAGACACAGAGCCGATATGCCTGATAGTTTAATAAGCCTCTATAAGAGTACAATCGGAGAACTCGAACAAATAAGGAAAGGATATATAAGTCTTGAAATTACTGATACGCCCGGAATTGTTGAAGCGGCAGATATACTAACCAATAAAAAAGCAAATGATAAAATTTTTACACGCGATTATTTAAACTCATTTTAATATGACAATAAAAGAAGTAAAAGACCTGATTAAAGCAAAACTTGAAGCGGATATTGCCCTGCTTCCGGATGCGGAGCGGATTCCGGTTGAATATCCGAGAAGTGTAGACGGATATAAGCTTAACCATCCCCGCGCATCTTATCTTCTTGTGTACAGAGGAGCCAAATTATCTGAAAATAATGCGCCCAATGTTCTTGTGCAGGACAGGGATATTGAAATAAGCGTAATTGCCGTAGTAAGAAGTCTTGCCAACGGAAAAACTGCAGAAGAACATTTGGATTTTATTGCCGATTCGATTGCCGGCCTTGAAGTTGAAACTATGCGCCCGGACGGCAGAATACAAATAACAAGCGAGGAGTGGATAAAAGAAGAAGATGGAATATGGTGGTATGCGATAACATTTAAAATACCCTTGGAATTTGTTCAAGTTGAATACAGGAATGCGTAATGACGAATTTTGATTTTGCTTATATATCCACTATGCAATATGAGGGGGGATATGTTAATGATCCCGCAGATCGCGGCGGCGAAACTTATAACGGTATTTCAAGGCGGGCGCATCCAGATTGGAAAGGATGGGCTGTAATTGATGTACATAAAAGACAAAGGAACTTTCCAGAGAATTTAGAAAATAACAGCGCCTTAAATAGTCTGGTAAAGGGATTATATAAAACAGGTTATTATGATGTATTTAACGGGGATTTGTGGCCAATTCAATTAAGCGCGGTTTTATTTAATATTGCCGTTAACTGTGGGGTCAATACAGCGATAGAGTATTTACAAAGAACGCTCAATCTTCTCAATGACAACCAAAAGCGCTATTCGGATGTTGTTGTTGACCGTATCTACGGAAGCACAACAGGCGTAATGCTAAGCGCCTGTTTGAAAGCAAGGCCCTGCGATTTGATATGTACGGTATTAAGGTCGTATCAGGCTAAGCGTTACATCGAAATCATGGAAAGCCGGCCTACACAGGAGAAATATATTGGCTGGTTTAATCGTTTATCATTCACCAATAAATAGAGGAAGTACTATGGACTACTTAAAACCAATTGCCTATTTGAGTGCGATAGTAATTGCATTCCTGTTCGTTTTTATCTTTCCCGGTTCGGGAATTGAAAACATTATTATCCCGATTATCGGTTCGCTGGCCGGCGGGATAGGACTTACAAACTGGCGTAACAATTACGGCCAGATAAAAGACTGGTTCAAGAGTAAAACAATATGGGGCGCGTTATTCTCGGCTGTGCCGGTTATAGCATCTGTCGTTGTAGGGGCGCTTAATATTGCTCTTCCGGGCTGGGTAACTACTCTGCTTGCATCATTAATAACAATTGGCGGCGGCGCTTCTCTCATTGGCATTATCAGCGCGGTTAATGTTAATAATCAGGTTGTCAATAAAACCGGCTCTTAGTTTTACTATACGTTCACAAAATGGAGAAAATCTGAGTAATCTTGAAATAAACGCGGCGGGGAGTCTTGAAATAAATAAAATCCATTTGGGGGATTGTTTAGACTTAATGGAAAAAATAAACGACAGGTCTATTGATTTAATAAACTGCGACCTGCCGTACGGAATTACTGATTGTCCCTGGGATATAGTAATTCCTTTTGACGCTCTTTGGAAACAATATAATCGGATAATTAAGGATAATGGAGCTATTGTGTTAACGGCCAATCAACCGTTTACAACAGACCTAATCAACAGCAACCGGAAGATGTTCCGCTATGAATTAATCTGGGAAAAAACAAAAGCGACCGGTTTCCTTAATTCGAAGAAAATGCCTAACAAAGCGCATGAAAACATTCTTGTGTTTTATAAGAAACTACCTGTTTATAATCCGCAGAAATATCAAGTTGATAAAAGGTTTATTCACAGGAAGCGTTTCATTCGCAAAAGCGCGAAGTCAAATGTCTACCGCATCGGGAAAAACGAAAGCATTTATGTCGATACGGGAGACAGATACCCTATATCTGTGCTCCCCTTCCCGTCTGCAGGCGATAATTTGCACCCAACGCAAAAGCCCGAATTGCTATACGAATACTTAATTAAAATGTACAGCAATCCAGGAGATTTAGTATTAGATAACTGCGCAGGATGCGGAACTACAGGAGTGGCCTGCGTTTATACCGGTAGAGATTTCATTCTTATTGAAAAGGAAGAAAAGTATTGCCGAATTGCGCAGGAAAGAATTAATGACGCAATTATTCAACTAAAAAGTTAATGGTATGAAAAGGAAAAAAGCTTTCAAAATAGCAGCTATAATTACATTGGCGATAATGTTCTTATTATTTGCCGGATGTAATAATAAATGCGCTCAGCAATTGCAAACTGAAAAGGAATACGTTTATCTCTATGCTCCTATTGCCGATTCTCTTCAAGGATATGGAGATACTGTAGTACGGTTTCAGAAAGTAATAGAACGCGATACTGTTTTGAAAGTCGAATATTACCCGGATACAAAAACTATCCGGATAAGAGCTCCGACTGATACAATACGCATCCATCAGCCTGCTGATACGGTAGAGCGTCAAATACTTGTTAAACCGCCCCTAACCGAAAAGCTTGGCTTAGTATTCATCGGCGTAATTATCACAGGCGTGTTTGCGGCGTTTGGTTATTTCATTTATAAAAAGAAAACAGGAGAAAGTTAGAATGTCAGCACAGGTTAAAGCAGGTATTAAGGAAATGTTAATGGCGGCCGGCGGCGCGGAATTTCCAGCGGCGTCAGGATTTACCTCAAATCCGCCGACAATATTCGGTCTGGGCTATCGTGATAAAGGAAGTGTGGAAATTACCCATTTTAACCCTGATACCGATAAAGATGGAAGAGAGTTCCCAGCCATGCTTAATTTCAAAGCCGAATACGGCTCTAAGCAAATGGACCCGGCGGCAATGAAATTTTTTTTCCAATGCGCGCTTACAAGCAGCATAGCCGCTAAAGTCATAACCGGAAAGCCAGTAAAAAATGAGAATTCAATTGTATCGGCTGACGGCGGCATATTCTCTTTTGATTCTTCTAACAGCCTTGGTTACTCATTTGAACTGGACTTAACGCCGAAAAGTCGGATTATCAAGCATACTTTAGAGAGAGCTTTTAAATATTCAAATCCTCTGCCGGGCGTATTTAAGGACGCCGTCTCCGCTACCGCTCCTTACGCGGCTAATGTGATACCCTTTTTCAGGAAATCCGCCGTGCCTGCCGGTTTCATCAACCCCTCATTCTGCAATATTGAAGATGAAAATCTTGCGGATTTTAAAATAAATATTAAATGCGAGGGCACAAAAAACTTATTCAACAAGCAGGAGAACAACTCTTTTGTTGTGGAATTAACAGCGTCAAGAAGTAAACCTTCCGCGGCGGAATTATGCGAATATCTGTTGCACTCTTTCAAAGGGAGCATATCGCTTAGAATACCTCTCGGAACAACGGCGGATACTGACGATCTGTTAATTAACTTTGCGGCCGATGGACTCACCCAGACTGGCAAAGGAACAATTGATGATGATAAACGCCAGGCCGATTTAATACTTAAAGGGAAGTATGACATGGATTATGCTTCCGTGGACGAATCTGGCATCAATTTAAACACTTATTTATAATCCAAACCTCACTCATGCCGCCGGGTTCGTTAGCAGCTGTTTCGACAGCGTTCTCCGTGCTAATTAACCCGGTTTTTTTAAAGGAAATAATAACATGGAAACTTACATAATAAACGAAAAAAAATTCGTTCTGGAAGAACTAACAGTTGGCGAATTTGAGAACATCATATCGCTGTTAGGCCTTCTTGACGTTAATGTACCGTCCAATTTACAAGCCTTATCAGATGAAGCAGTTTCAAGAGAATCATTGAAAAAGCTGAAGAACACGCTATCAATTGGCGATTTGATTAATAATCTTTTTAAAATGTTAGGTTCGGTTGGTTCCAACGGAATACTCAGCAATTTACTTTCAATTATCCTTACAGAAGCCAATACGCAGAAAAAGGAAAAACCGGAGTTTTTTGTAAAAACCAAAAGAACAGTTGCAATGAAGGCGCTTAAAGATTTTTTATCTGGAGAGGGGAAACAGCTCGTTACTGGGATAATAGAATTGATGCCGTTGAACAAACCGAAAGAGAAATAACAGAAGAAGCGGCAAACCTGAGCAAAATATGCCCCGATTATTATATCCCAACGGTTTCATTCACGAAGCTTGAAATAATAATTCGAACCCTCGCCGTTGGCGATATTACGAAAATTGAAACAATAAGAAGACAAAAATTAAAAGATGCTTATAAGTATTACTATTTAACGAAGGTCGAACACATTAATAAAATAATTGAAGATATTGCGGCATTGAAAGGCGATTAATGAACGATGAAGTCAAATTAAAAGTAAGCGTTGACGGACGCGCAGGCGAGATAGCTCTTGAACAGATATTTAACAAGTTCAATCGACTGTTTGAAATAGCCGGCCGGGCAAAGGAAAGCATAGAGACCTCGCTATCCAACATGGGAAATGTTGTCTCCGGGTTAAATCAAGGAATAGAATTAGCCGAAAAAATAATCGCCGTCCTTTCAAAGCCCGTTTCTCTTGCCATTGATTTTGAGCAAGCCCAGGTCAGTTTTGAAGTCCTTTTAGGCTCAGCATCCGCGGCTAAGGATAAAATAGCGGAATTAAAGGAAGATTCCGCCAAAACGCCATATCAATTTGCCGATTTACAGCAGGCAACAAAAGTTATGCTAAATTTTGGTATAACCGCCGGCCAGGTGCGTCCATTGCTGATGATGTTGGGAGATATTGCGGGAGGAGATTCGCAAAAACTTTCCAGCCTTGCCCTGGTAATGGGGCAGGTGTCCAGCGCGGGGAAATTGCAAGGACAGGATTTATTACAGCTAATCAATGCCGGATTTAATCCCCTTCAGGAAATAAGCCGGACGACAAATAAAAGCATGGGGGAATTACGCCGCGAAATGGAAGCTGGTAAAATTTCCTACGACATGGTGACTGGAGCTTTCAAGAGCGCAACCGGCGAAGGAGGGCGTTTCCACAACATGATGGAAAAGCAATCGCATACGCTCGGCGGCTTAATAAGCACGGTTAAAGATTACATTGACCAGGGACTTGTGAAGCTTGCAAATTCCGGTTTGTTTGATGTAATAAAACAGCAAATTGAAGCCATTTCCAAATATTACACCGAAAACGAAAAAACAATTGATGAATTCCTGAATATTTTTGGAACCGCAATCGGCCTGACAGCGCAATTAATCGTTGAAAACGTTAAGAACATAATGGCCGTATTTTCTTCTGTTTGGGAATACAAGGATATAATACTTGGCATAGCTTCAGCCGTAGCGATACTTACGGCCGCAATAAATACAGATGTAATTGCTCTTAAACTTATGTATGCGTGGGACGCGTTAGTTGCCGCCGGAAAGACCGTAATGACAGTCGTAACAAACGGTTTAACAATTGCGCAGGCCGCTCTTAATGTAGTCATGAACATGTCTCCTATTGGGTGGATACTTACTACAATCGGCTTGGTGGTGACAGTCTTGACCGTTGTCATCGGCCGTACTATCGGCTGGGGAAAAGCTTTTGAATATTTGAAAGCCGGCTTATTGATAGCATGGGATTACATGAAAGGCTTCGGTAATTTTGTGATTCAATTTGCGACCGGACTAACCCAATTGCTCACTCTCCCTTATCAGGTAATGTACAGAACAGCAGTGGAAATGTTCAGCAAAATCGGCTCGATGATGAAAAAGCTTGTGACGGGTGATTTTTCCGGCTTGTGGGAAGATATTAAATCGGGCTTTGTAACCGGTTTTAATGATACTGTTAAAAGTACCATAAACAGTTTTCAAAGCGCGTTTAATTCGTTTGACGGTTTGGGAGATAAGGCAAAACAACGCTGGGCCGACGCCGGTAAAGAAGAACAGAAAAAATCAGAAACAAAAAGTAATGCCAATGCGCAAAAACAGGACTCAACGAATAACAATAAAGATTCCGGCCCCTGGAAAGAGGATAAAGCGGCTATTGACAAACTGGAGGCTGAGAAAAAACAAAAAGAAGCTCAGGCAAAAGACTCAATAGAAAACGAACTGGAACTTCAACAGAAACTACTTGATATAGACCGCCAGTATGATTTGCTTAAAGTGAAATATGAAAAAGAGCATGAAAACGAACGAACTTCCGCGCGCGCAAAAATAAACGCTGATTATGATGCCAAGCAGGCGGAGCTAAACAAAAAAAAGAGGGAAGCCCTTCAAAAAGAGCGCAAAGAGGAACTTGACGCGGCCTGGGAGCTCAGAAGCAAAGAACTGCAGTACTTTGAAGCTACTGACCTTGAAATGCTTGAAACTAAAAAAGCGTATCTGGAAACAGTACGCGGCTTATATAAACAAGGAACAAAAGAGTACCTGGCAGCTCAGCGTGAAATTAGCAATATAGATTTTGATATTCTGATTGAAAATCAACGTCAGAGAAAAACACAACAGACAAACAGCCGTGAAATCAACACCAACAGTAAACGTCTTAAACTAACAAAATCAGGTAATGAGCAGGAACTTGAAAAGTTTGACTCAAAAGTCGAATATGATAAAGAAATTGAAGAATTGCAAAAAAAATACGATAAAGATGAAATTACTTCAGAGGACTATTTCAAAGGCCGGGAAAATGCTGAAACAGCTCATCAGCAAAGACTTCTTGAAATAAAAACGAAATATTATGACAATTGGCTTGGACGCCTCGCGAATCTAAGCCGCGCGGAGCTTGACGCGGCCAAACAAATTATAGATAATATAGGAGATGTATTTGGCAAGATAGGCAATATAGTCGGACAGAACGCCAAGGATGAGGCTGATAGTACAAAAGCATCGCAGAAAGATAAAATTGAGGCTGACAGGGAAAAAGCTTTATCATACGCGCGTACTCAACAGCAGAAGGATAAAATCAATAAAGAGTACGACGCGAAAGAAAAGAAAATGGAAGATGAAGCGGATAAGCGCGCTCGCGATAAAGCCGCAGATTGGTTTGCTATTCAAAAAGCGGCAAGCATTACAAGCGCGATTATCAGCACTTACGAGGGCGCGAATAAAACCATAGCTCAGGGGGGATTCTGGGGCATAGCTTTATCAATTGCCACAATAGCCGCCGGACTCGCTAATGTAGCGGTTATTGCCGCACAACCTTTACCTAAGTACTCCAAGGGAATTATTGGTATAAATGGGCCGGGAACTGAAACATCCGACTCCATCCCCGCATGGCTTTCAAAAAATGAAAGTATAATTAACGCGGATTCTACCAGAGCGGCCTCGCCTGTCCTGCGCCTCATTAACAGTAGCGCTGTTATGGCAAGAAGAATTAATGACTTCGTATTCGATAATGTAATCCCCGCCTATATTAGCGCAAATGACTATAACGGAAATAGTCCAATAAGTGGTTCGCATGTCAGCGGAAATGTTGAACTCCTTGGTGAAATACGAACAATGAATAAATATTTGCGAAAACAGACGGAAACTCCCCCCAAAATCAGACTGGAAGTGGGGAGCGACTTTGCCACGAAAATGTATAGAATGGGAGCGGCCACCATGCGGAAGGAAAGCCTGTCATGATTATTAGAACGCTTATCCGCGAATATGACTATCCTGAGAATGTAGTTAATATAACTACTGGCAGCAATATTCTTCAAGGCACAGGAACTAAGTTTTCTTTATTGAAAATTGGGAGCTTGGTCGAAATAGACAGTTATGGATTTGCGGGAAGAGTAATTTCAATTGAATCTGATAATCAACTTACTCTTGACAGAGCTCTGGATTCGACGCTTGAAAATAAAAACTGGTGGATTGATATTACAGGCTATCTTCTCCAAATATCCGGACGCTCAAGGAAAGTTGAATCTGATAATGCCGGAGAAGCCGGAGCAATTACATTCGATAACCTCGAATTGCAATATTACTTTGGTGAAGGCCTGACTCATGACAATACTTTCATTGAAAACCCTGTTCCGTCTTTTTTTAATAATATCAGCTCTTCAAAGAGGTTGTTGATAAAATTAAAGGTTGCCACTTGGGATTTTAACCCCGAAGGGGTTTTTGTGGTAACTAATAATTACGAACAGCTGGTTAACGAAGCTGCATTGTCTTTGCTTGTTAATTACAAAACAAATCAGGTACGTCAGATATATGAGGGCGTGATTGACTTTTCAGCTATTACGTATCCTTCTTATCCGGATGGTGAAAGCGAGTTTTATAACTCTGTCAAATTTAGAGTTTTTGATAAATTAAGTGCAATATCGCTTTTGTCGAATATTCTTCCCAGACAACATGATCTTTTATCCCCCCTCTTAACTGGAGCCACAATTGATAGGATAGAATTCCTAAAACATTGGGATAATACTTCATTTAGTTTTAAATATCTCAAAGCAGGTACTTCAAGTAGTTATTCACCCCAAATTACTGATGATAATAATACTCCAAATCTTGGTGATATTCTGCAAATGAATATGTTGCATACACAAGAGGAAGATTCAGACAAATTTGCCCTTCTTACATTTAAGTATTTAAAAGTAGTGTCTCTTATAGATCCAACACTTAATAGAGTATATTATGATTGCATTACTAATGAATTAGATTATTTCCAAGGGACAACAAGTCAGAATAAAAGCGGAAATCCAAGCCCTCTGATACGGAATGCAGCATTAAAATGGTACAATAATTTATTTTATAATGAAGATATTTACATAAAACAATGGAACAATAATAAAAGCTTAAGAGGGCCTTCCGGGCCCTATGAAACGGGTTTTATTAATGTGGCCGGTTATGAAATTGTAGCATTAGATGGAATAAAAATTCTAAAAGCTATCATTAAACAAGTGTGGAATGATGTAAAAGTTGTCAATAAGCTATATGACAAGAATGGGGAATTAATTACGGAATTCAGACTACCTTTAAACTATATTTTCCAACTTCTGGATGAAAAACTATTTGGTAAAGAAATCCTTGATGCTTTAATATTTTTATCAAATAGCATGAATTGCTACCTATATTTCAATCAAGAGAGTGAACTCGTTCTTCAAAACGTACAATCATTGGATGACAGTAACCCAAGTCTTGATAAAGCAATTCCTGTAGAGCTATTATCAAAAATGGAAAAAGAAGAATTTTGGGACAAGCTAATAGATGCCGCAGAAGTAAAGGTCAATAGTTGGATTAAAGAAAGTGAGGATGGGCAAGATTATCTCACGGGAGAAGGATACGCTTACAAGAGGCAAGGTATTAAACCGCGTAACCAACAAACGTCAGAAGTATTTATAGATGTAAATTCACTATTAGACTTGGGAATAACGGTCAATGAAGATGGATCACTTAACGATCCAACGGTTGAAAATAACGACCAATCTGCCATCTTAAATCGTATAGCTGATTATAAGGCGGCAACCAGAATAGATTTTTACGGCAAGCGACATATAAGTTATAATCTTACTTTTTGCAAAATGACCTCGCAAATGTTAGACTGGGATATGTTGACAACATTTACTTTTATCAAGCAAAAATGCTTCGAAGGAGATAAAAATAACGGCAGATATTTTATCCAGAAATTAGACTTTAACGACGCGGCCAATACTGTTGACATTAAACTTGTTTCAATAAGCAGAATTGATTATGACGAAAGCCAGGTATTAATAGGAACCAAGCCGGATAACACACAAAAAGTTATAATAAAAAGCAGTAATGATTCAAGTTATATTCCAAGCAAAACTATCTATGCTAATTACCAGATTAAGAAAACCGACGGGATTATATATTGTAATGCGTCAGGCAATGATATTTCTATTGAATTACCAAATGTAAGTAATAAAAACGCGGAATATTTGCTTAAACGAATTGATAGGTCGTTTAATAAAATAGTAATAAACGGCGCCCTGGGAAGTTATTCAAATCCCGAATTGGCGTATGCCGGCCATGAGATACGTTTCAAAAGTAATGGTTATCATTGGGTGGTACTCAATGATGTTAATGAAGTAAGATTAACGACAAAGCTCATTACTGAGGACTATACGGTAAAATTAACAGATAAAATGCTACTATGCGATGCGTCGACACAAGATATTACTATTTCATTTCCTGAGCTTGAAGGAAGCAAAGATTATGAAGTATTGATTCGTAAAGTCGATAACTCCGAGCATAAGGTAATTTTACAGGCGACCATTGATAATTTAAATAACCCTGAAATGTATTATTGTAATGAGGAAAAGCGGGTAAAATCAAATGGAGCACTTTGGCAAACTATTAATAATATTGACTTACACAGGTCATCAAGAGTAGACATTTCTTCTGATTATACATTAAAGCTTGGAGATAAAGCAATATATGTGGATGCTACTTCAGGCAATATCAATCTCTTTTTACCAACCCCGGCACTTGCCAAAAATTATGAATTCTACATTACGAAAACAGATTCTTCAGATAATGAAGTCATCATCAATGAGATGCTAAACGGGGTGTCGTTTCCAACATTGTCCTGTCGCAATCAAGACTTTATAATTCGCTCAGATGGCGCGCAGTGGTGCTTCGTTAATGGCTATTCAACATTTACAATAATAACTGAATCGCCTCTTGATAATCGTACGCCGGCATACATCCATGAACGCATATATGATAAAACGCGAAAAGTATGGTGGCAGGCTAAAGGCTCTGGGAAAAGTGATTGGGCGCGTATTACCAATAGTGAAAAAAAATATACCGAGGGGAATAATCCAAACGGGCGTGTTACCCCGGATTATATCGGCCAACCATGCAATGTTTTATTTAATAATAAAAGCGAAGTATGGTATAGTAAAAGTTTACTTGATAATTCATGGCATAAATACATCGGGTATGAAGGTAATGATGTAGTAATAGAGCCTCTCGCTGCAGATGGTAAAGTGATAATCAGAAAACCGGGTGGCGACCCAACAAAAGTTTTGCAAATATCCTTTGAGGGCGACCTATATAAAATAGTCAGCGACGGTCTGAAAGTTAAGAACTTGAAAGACGAAGAGGGCAATATAATAGCTGCAATTGAACTTGCAGATTATGAAGACAGACAACCCGGAGATATGTTTTATCTGGGAGAATCTGGTAAATATAAAAGACTTGCGGCTCAGGATGGGTATTTAAAACATACCGGCGGGCAGTATGTATTTTCGGAAGGGACTGGGGATACTGGCGATGTATACTGGACGGATGTCAAAGACAGGCCAGATAAATTAAGTGAATTTACGAATGATACTAATTACATTTCATCAGAATTTCTTATCGCGAATAGTTACATAAGACAAGGGAGCACGCCAGAGACGAGTTATTTGACTGAGGCGTTGGCCAATTCTACGTATGCCCCCGCCGCTTCACTTAACGGATTAGCTTCAGAAGAGTGGGTAAATGCTCAAGGATATTTAAAAAATGCGGATTTTTCAAATTATGCCTTAAAATCTGATGTCAGTTCGTTGCAACAATGGGCCAATAGCAATTTTGCCGCTCTCGATTCAATTCAAACGCTCGCAAGTGAGGAATGGGTTAATGCTCAGTATTATATTAAACAAGGGACAACACCTGAAACCCATTACTTGACAGAGAAACAAACATCTGACGCTTTTGTTAAAGTGGCGGATATAGCAGGTTATCCAAAAACCGAATGGGTTCTTTCACAAGGTTTTCTTAAACAAGGAACAACGCCGGAAACGCAATATCCAACAGTTCAATATGTCAATAATACTTTTGTGACGCCTGATTTATTGACTGGCCTGGCAACAGAATATTGGGTCAACCAGCAAGGTTATATCAAACAAGGCAACACTCCGGAAACGACCTACGTCACAGCTTCTTATGTAAACGCAAATTTCGTAACGCCTGATTTATTGACCGGGCTGGCAACAGAATATTGGGTCAACCAGCAAGGTTTTATTAAACAAGGTAGCACTCCAGAGACTACTTACGTAACGGCTTGGTACGTAAATTATCATTTTGTTACGCCTGACCTACTGGAAGGAGTGGCTTATCAGAGTTGGGTTAATTCCCAGAATTTCCTTAAACAAGGTTCAACCCCTGAAGCACAATATCCGACTGTTCAATATGTCAATAATACTTTTGTCACCCCGGATTTATTAAATGGGGTTGCCTATCAGAGTTGGGTCAATTCTCAGAATTTCCTTAAACAAGGTTCGACCCCCGAAACACAATATCCAACCGTTCAATATGTCAACAATACTTTTGTGACGCCTGATTTATTGACTGGCCTGGCAACAGAATATTGGGTCAGCCAACAAGGTTTTATCAAGCAAGGCAACACTCCGGAAACGACCTACGTCACAGCTTCTTATGTAAACGCAAATTTCGTAACGCCTGATTTATTGACTGGGCTGGCAACAGAATATTGGGTTAACCAGCAAGGTTTTATCAAGCAAGGCAATACTCCGGAAACGACCTACGTCACAGCTTCTTATGTAAACACAAATTTCGTAACGCCTGATTTATTGACAGGGCTGGCAACAGAATATTGGGTTAGCCAACAATGTTTTCTTAAACAAGGAATCACCCCCGAAACACAATATCCAACCGTTCATTATGTCAACAATACTTTTGTAACGCCGGATTTATTAAATGGGGTTGCTTATCAGAGTTGGGTCAATTCTCAAAATTTTATAAAACAGGGAACGACTCCGGAAACAACTTTCGTTACAGCTCAATATGTAAATAGTAATTTCGTTACACCGGATTTATTAAATGGGGTTGCCTATCAGAGTTGGGTCAATTCTCAGAATTTCCTTAAACAAGGTTCAACCCCTGAAGCACAATATCCGACCGTTCAATATGTCAATAATACTTTTGTCACCCCGGATTTATTAAGCGGAGTGGCTTATCAAAACTGGGTTAATTCTCAGAATTTCCTTAAACAAGGTTCAACCCCTGAAACACAATATCCGACCGTTCAATATGTCAACAATACTTTTGTCACCCCGGATTTGCTTGAAGGAGTTGCATACCAAAATTGGGTCAACCAACAAAGTTTTCTTAAACAAGGAATCACCCCCGAAACACAATATCCAACAGTTCAATATGTCAACAATACTTTTGTCACCCCGGATTTGCTTGAAGGAGTTGCATACCAAAATTGGGTCAACCAACAAGGTTTTCTTAAACAAGGAATCACCCCCGAAACGCAATATCCAACAGTCCAATATGTCAATAATACTTTTGTAACGCCGGATTTATTAAGCGGAGTAGCTTATCAAAACTGGGTGATTAGCAACTATTCCAATAAAACTCATCAGCATTCTGATTTTTCAGGCACAATTTCATTCTATTCCACAGATGGCGCTCTTATAGACTTAAACATCGAAAATGGAATAACCTCATTCTTAATAACACAAAAAATTTAACGCAGGAGATAAAATGGAACCCAAGAAAGATGAAATAAAATTAAATAAAGAAGATGCCCTTTCACTCTATAATTTAGAATTGCAGTGCAAACTCGTTAAGGCTGAGATCCGAGAAAAAGAAGTATTTTTAAGAGAGATGCAAATCAGGTTTCAAAGCGAGCTCGACACCCATTTGCAAGGCAATCAATTACTGGGAATAGATTTTGCGAATGGGATAATCAAATATTCCAAAGAAAAAAAACAAAAATAAAAGAATAATATGCTAACGATTAGGATAAAAGATTTGCCCGGAACGAACACATTTGGGAGCGAATATATAGCAATTGATTCCGCCGCAGATGGGACGAAAAAAATAACTAAAGATACGCTCTTTAACAGCTTTCCGGAAGCATCTTCAACAAGTAAAGGATTATTAAGCTCCAGCGATAAGGGAAAACTTGATAATTTATCACAAAATACTCCCCTTGACCTAAGTATTTTTGTTTATGGCGAAACGGAACTAAATGGTTTACAAGACGGGGTCAATAAGGTTTTTTATATTGAATTCAAGATTTTCCCCGAGAAGGAAGTAATTTACTTGGGGCCTGGCAGGTTGGTCAGGAGTATCGATTACTCTGTGGAGTATCAAGACGTACGAACAAAGATAACATTCACTGTTCCCCCATTAGCCAATGACATCATTCATTATGACGCAATAAAGGGTTAAGATATGAAAAAAATATTTTTAATTGGTCTTTTGTTATTAATCAATATAACAGGATGCGCGCAACGTGATAATCTCCTTCGGCAGGATTTTGTCAGGGGATTGCCGGATTCGCTTCGCAAGAAAGCGGATATATCCTGGGTGCAAGCCCAGCAATATTTAAAAAATGGTTATACTCCTGCAACCACTTATGTAACTGCCGATTACGTAAACAATACTTTTGTAACGCCGGATTTATTAAGCGGAGTGGCTTATCAGAGTTGGGTAAACCAACAAGGATTCCTGAAGCAGGGAATTACACCGGCCACACAGTATCCTACCGTTGATTATGTGAATAACAATTTTGTAACGCCGGATTTGCTACAGGGTTATGTCACAGAAAATATCCTTGCCAATAGGAACTATACAACAATTGCCGCCGTGATGAGCTATTTAAACTATGATGAATTGATTCGTCAATACGCTATTTCGATAACGGGTAACGCTTCTGCTACAGAGGATTGGGTAGCTGAAAATTTTGCGACAAAATCACAGCTTGATTCTATTCAATCAGGAGGCGGGAATTATTCAATAGATACTAACAAAATTGCTACTCATTATTATGTCGACACCGCAAGGATTAACATTTGGAATAAGTTTTCACAAAAATCGGATGTGGGGCATGAACATCCTGGTTACTTTCAGTCTCAGGATACGACGAGTCTCTTTTACCTTAAATTTTATGCAAAAGACACTGCCATTTCCAACAGAGCCTACTTGTCACATGGGCATTCAAACTATCTTCAATATTCAGACACTGCGAATTTATTCTATACTAAATTTAATCAACGTGACACTGCGATTGCAAATCGCGCTTATGTAAATCATACTCATTCAAAAACAGTAAGAATACCACAGACATATACAATTTCCGGCGAGATTAAAGTACCTTCTGGGGATACCGATTTCATCAATCCGTTTTTCATTGCTCTGCCATCCGGACAGACAGCGCGACTTGTATCTTGCAGATATGTAATTAATTCAGGAACAAGCGCTTCTGTTAAATTGCAAAAAAACGGTACAGATATAACAGGTTTCACTTCAATCAGCGTTTCAACAACAGCGGCCAGTACTACGCCTACTTCAGTACCTTTAACCGATAATGATAAATTAGCACTTGTTGTAACCGCTGTAAGCGGAACACCCAGAAATCTCTCTTTTACCATTTTCATTGAATATACTTTTTAG